CAGTAGCGCAGGAAGTTCCGCCTTCGTGACGATAGTTAATATCTAAGGAGTATCGATGCCTCTTTTTATTCCCAGCGTTTCACTTGTTCCTTCTTTAGAGATCATAGCTAGTGCTACTGGTACTACGAGTGCACCCATAAGCTCATTCCGCTTTATGCGGATATTTATGTTTGGCGGAGGTGGTAGCGGTGGGGGTGGGATGTCTAGGGCAAGTACAACAGTCAGTAAGTACGGAGGCGGTGGCGGTGGAGCAGGGCAATACCTCGACATGCTTTTTCCTTGTGCCGAGTTTGGTTCTGGTAGTGTGTCCATTGGTTACACAATCGGAAATGCCGTAGTTGGAGGAGTGGGGGGAGTCGTAACTGTAACTACTGTGGGAGGCGTAACGACCACCTCTACTGGATATGGAGGAGATGGAATTGCGGGTGTAAGGACTGATTTAGCCATAGGAAGTCTCACCTTAAGGGCAATCGGAGGCTCTGCGGGAGAGGGCGGGACGACTTTTAACGGACTTGGAGGGCAAGGAAATAACTCTACTGGGGGTGGAAATAGCTCTACTGGTCAGCAAGCGCAACGAGGAGGAAGTGGATATGCTGGTTCGGGCGGTGGTGCGGGTGGAGTAAACACGGATTCGGATGCCGCCAAGAGTGGTGGGGATGGTGGCTATGGTGGCCTTCCCGTAAATTCTGGTACATCGGTTGGTGGAGATGGAAAGATCACAGTTAATGGTGCGGCGGGAGGGGTGGGACTTACCTATGCCAACGTAGTAAATCAACCCTATATTCTAGGTGGTGGTGGGGGTGCTGGTGGCGGGGCTACGAGAGCAAGTGGATTCAATGGAGGGGTGGGCGGTGCGGGTGGGGCGAGTGGAGGCGGTGGCGGTGGCGGAGGTGCGAGTGGACACGCAACAGTTGTTGGTGTTGGTGGTGTTGGTGGTGCGGGTGGCAAGGGTGCAATTAAAATACTTTTTTACCGATGAAAGTAACCCTTGAATTTTCCTTGCCCGAGGATTTTACGCAGTACCAAGACGCTATTCATGGGTCGGACTGGCGGGCTGTGGTCGTTGGGTTTAACGAGCATCTTCGCAAGGGGTTGAAGCATGAAGAAAAAAGCGATGAAGTATACATGGCCCTCACATCTCTTGAGCGGGAACTTGCAGAACAGATCTCCGATGCGGAGTTAACCCTATGAGCTACAACCGAGAAAAAGAAGCCTTAGCGGCCATATCCTACTTGCATCAAGAAGGCTTCTTGGAGTGCTTCCTTGATAAGGACGGAACTCCTTGCGTAAGGCTTACGGTTGAACTTAACGAGGCCAAAAAGACAATTTCGGAACTGGCTAAGAAACTAAATAAACCGACGGATTCCGCCGACTGGTGGAAGAAGTGAAGAACAAGCCAAAGACTCTTTCAGAAAAACGGAAAGCCAACAAATTCGGCGAGTGGAAGACATCCACTTACGGATCTGGTAAGGCAAAGGCAACCGAAGTCTACTGGTCATGGCCAAAGAAAACACGCAAGTAGCATTAGAAACAATCGAAGCGGTCGCTAAATCCGACTTCCTTGCATGGTGGGAGACGTACACCAAGATCCTTACCAAGGATGCCAAGCTCGTAAACCCGAGAGCCAACTACCTACAAAAATATCTGGCTTCAGTTATCCGATGGCTGAAGAAAAACAAAAAACCAATCCGCCTCGTAGTACTCAAGCCAAGACAAATGGGCTCAAGTACGATCACCTCGGCTGTCGTTACCCACTTTATCCGTAGCACAGAAAACGCTACGGCCTGTGTTCTGGGTGACGAGCTAGATACATCCCAGAATCTTCTAAACATGGTGAATCGATACATAGAAAACGACAATCTGGATTGGGGACAAACATTCAGCGTTTCACGAGGGGAATTGTCCAATGGAAGCAGAATCGCCAAGGAAACCGCCAACGATCCTGGTGCGGGTAGATCCATGACCCTTCAAGCCCTGCTCTGCTCTGAGGTCGCCCACTATCGACGAGCTGGAGAAAGGTCTGGCGAGAAGATCCTATTGGCCATCCGTAATTGCGTACCGACCTCCCCTAATACCATTGTCATCGAGGAATCCACCCCGAACGGAGCTGGTGGGGCATTTTACAACACTTGGCAGAGTGCAGTCACATTTGAGGAATACAAAAGCGGGAAAACAGGAAACGGATATATCCGTATCTTTGCCGCTTGGCATAATTTCGAGGAAAACCAAGAAACAGAAACCGAGCCTCTTGAGCTGTCCTTTAAGGAGCAATCCTTGAGGGACGAGTTTTCGCTAACAGACAATCAATTTGCTTGGAGGCGTCGAGTCATCAAAGAGAAGTGCGGTGGGGATGTTAAGCAATTCGAGCAAGAGTACCCTTCTGACCCAATTAGTTGCTTTTTAGCGTCTGGACGGCCTCGATTTGACCTTTCTGGGATCTCTGCTCTTGAAAAAACCATAAGAGATCCAATCTACGGAACAATCGACGTGCCTACAAACTTCACAAAACCGATCTTCAGAAGCTGTTCTATGGCTGAAAGCTGGGCGTGGATATGGGAAAATCCAAAAGAGAACGGCAGATACCTAATTTCAGCGGATTGTATGACAGGCAACTCCCAAGTCTCTGGATCTGACCCAGATTCGCACTCTGCCGTCGTTTTAAGGGCTGGATACTTCGATGCCGACGGCTCATGGATCCGCCCTGCCCTCGTGGCAAGGGTACGGCCTCCATGCCGAGTCGATATCGACGTATTGGCCGAGTTTATTGAGAGACTTTCCCTGTATTATGGTGGGTGTTTGGTAGTCCCAGAAGTCAACGGCCCAGGACTGGCTCTTATCGAGCTACTCAAAGAGTTAAGCATTAACCTTTATCAGCGTGAAATTTTCAATTTACGAGAATCTAGGCGTAGTAAGGCCTTGGGATGGCAAACCACAGACAAAACTCGACGCATTGTCATTGAGGAACTTGCATCAGCCGTTAGGGATCACGATGAAAAAGGGTCTGGAATCGACATCTATTGTCGTCACGCCATCGAGGAGTTAAAGACCTTTGTTATTACCGACAGCGGTAGATCTGAAGCGGCCGCTGGGAGGCACGACGACGATGTTCTGGCCATAGCCATTGGGATCACCACAATCGCAGGGGCTACAAGGTTTAATCAGCCTGCGGCGATGAGGACTTTACCAAAGGATCTCCAGCAAATCTATACGACCAGAACCCCTGTCGCTAGTTACAGCTAATGCGTCGCATCTTGCATAAATTCCATTGAAGGCAACCTACCGAGGGGCAGTTGTTATAGATGGCCCTACAAGATTTAACTGGAAATTATAGAGGTAAGAAATTCGAAGGTGGCGTCGGTGGCGGTGCTTCCCCTGTTGCTTATGGCGGTCCCGAGCCATTAGACGAAAACGTATCTGCCGATACCCTCAAGGCTTCCGTCATGGGTATTTACGAGAAGTACGGACGCTCGGCAAAGGGAATCAGAATGGCCAAGGCCAGTCCAGAATATGCGGCACTTCAAGGTGCTGGTATTAGCGTATTTGGAACACCTACAGCAAAGATTGGATCAGACGGGAAACTTACTGGAGGAACAACGACGCTCGAAAACGCACCAGATGGAGCAAAGGAAAAAGCGGCTTCCCAATATGCGGCACTTTCGGGTACGGGTGGCGGAAGAACCTCGAGGACTGGCTCCTCTACATTAACTGATTCAGTCAACGGCGGGGCGGAAGTAGCTCCCTCTGCCCCGACTCAAAACAAGCCCAGAGTCCCAGAGTCTACCGCTCAAACAGCTCAAAGCACTTCTATGAATGCGGTTAACCCGCCAGCTCCAGCACCAGAAGCACCAAAGGTCGAGCCAGCGACAAAGCCAAACGTGATGGAGACAACTAAAGGGCCACGGCTTTACACAAGCAGTCGGGACTACAACGCCAACAAACCAGAATCTGAAATGCAGAAACTGGACGGCTCTCAAGGAGCAAACAATGAAGCCATGTCTCAAAACATGGCCTCCAGAGACAAGATCAATAAGCAGTCTCTTCGTGGAGGAGCAAGTGGAATCACCGCAGGAGACGCCTATGAACAAGGATTTGGCAACCAACCGAGTGACCCAAGCAAGATGCTCGATAACTCAGACGCAGGCGCGAAGATGATGAGGGCAAAAGCCAGAAACGACCTTCAAGACGAACGCGAGGGAATGAAGAAAGAGTACAACAGCCAAGCGGTCGCCGCTGGGCGTACCGATGATTTTAATAAAAAGCTCGCTGGATATCAGACGGAAAAGGGCGACTCCCAGACAGCAATGCAAACTGGCGAGGTTGTGGACAGATCCCAATTCGGCGGAACAAAAGTGTCTGGGCGTGAGACCTACAAGGGTCCTGGTGGAAAAGAGTTTGTCGGAAACAAAACATCCGAAGGATTTATTGGACTCCCATCCAAAAAGCAGAATGAAGCAGACACCTACAACAAAGGCATGATTGAGGTTTCGGATGAAAGCAGACGCAACCAAGACGGAACGGATGTTGCTACTGCAAACAAATATAACATCAGCTCAAAGGATCCAAACTCGGCTTATCTTGGCCAAGGATCGAAGGAAAACTTCAAAGCAGAGGCTGGGGATATGGAATCCACAAAGGACAGTCTCCCATCCCAATATCAAAACCAAAGATTTGGAGCAGACGTAAAAAGATTTACTACAGGATCAGCAACTCCAACAGCAGGGTCAGACGAGACCGAAGCTGAATTAAAGAAAAAGAAGAGTCAGTCTTTCGCTGGCCCCACCCCCAAAGCCTAATATGGCATTGCCCAGCGAGCTAAACCCCTCGGTGCGTCCTAACCGCATCCAAGGGACGGCTTTTGCTGGCCCCGAACCAGACGAAGCATTGGCTCGCCTCAGAAAGCGGAAAGAGGAAGAGGAATCACGCCAGCCGAAACCCGCCCCTGCCCCTACATACATTTCAAGAAGTGACGCAAGCAAGCTCAACCAGATTGCTAAACAGGAAGAAAAAGCCTCAATAGATCGCTCCAACGCCCAGACCGAACGCACCCTAGATACCGCTGGCGTAAGGCATCGGCAAGTGGCGGGCGGTGGCGTCGAGCCCAAGGTAACATCTGATAACAGGGGAATGCCAACCCTAGAGTGGGGATCTGGGGAAACAACGAACGAAACTGGTGGTACTACAAAGTACGACGAATTTGGAAGCCCCATCAATAAGCCCGAAGTTCCTGTAAAGATTACAACTGGAAACAAGGATTACGGGGAAGATCCAAACGCAATTTACCGAGTCCCTATGGGCAAACAGCAAGTTGAGGGATCGACCCCAGAGCGAGACGCCACCCGTAAGTCCAAGAGGATTGGGAACATTGATGAACTCACCAACTCGGACGACGAAGCCATTC